TACTGCGCCACCACCCCCGTTTTGAGCGCCGGAAAGTTTGCCACGCTACACGCTCCGAATCACGTCGTTCAGGACCGTTGTCTCGAGCATCGCTTGCCGAACCGCCATCGCAATGTCGTTGCTGTGATCGAGGAAAGATTGACTATCGAGCGCCTGCACCTGAATGGTGACTTGCGCCGGAGCCCCGCCGCCTGTCATCGCTCTCGGCGTCCCTCCCTGCCCAGTGTCTACCCCAAATGCCGAGCCTCCATTCGCGTCGCTGAAACCCGCGTCCAGTTGGATCGGCAACGGCTGAATATAGGGTGTCAGCGCCGGCGTGCTCGCGCTGTCGCCTCCGCCAAACAGGCCCGCTAGCCCTGAGATCATCGAACTCAGGCCCAGTCCACCGCCTAGTCCCCCGCCCAGCACGCCACCGATCGTGCCCAGCACCGAGCTCGCCGTCGAGCCTGTACCCGACCCACCGGTACTCGCATCGGCCACCGCCGCTGCGCTTTGCTGCATCAGCGCCTCGTTGATCGCCTGCAGTGCCTGCAACTGTTCGCCGACGCTCGTGAGCTGCCCCCCGCCGCTCGATGCGCGCAAAAGGCTCGTCACACTATCGGATGGATTGTTGGACGCCATTGCCCGACTCCCGCCACTCTTTCTCCAACATCAAGAACGCGTCTGCCTCTTTCGCCGCCAGCCCCATCAGCCCTCCGCCTCCGGACATCTTCCACAGGTGAAATTTCTCGATCCATTCCACGCTCTGCGGAGTCACCAGGGAGTTCGGGCACTCTTCTGCCGATGCTCCCCCCCGAGCCCACACCAGCTTTCGCGGATCGCGCCCCTCCTCGGGCAGCCATCCGCACCGCCGCTTTGCTTCTAATCCCTGCCGTCTGCACTGCTCGCATTTCCACCCGGCTTGGCTCCCGCTGAAAAAATGGAATGCGACTGCCAGTTTTTTCGTTCGTCGTCCGTCATACCGCACTCGGCTTTCACGCGAACCAAAATCTCCGCCGCCAGTTCCATCGGGCCCTTGTCGATCAGAGTTCCTGGCGTCGCCGTCTCGCCGTCGATCGTCAAGCCTTCCATGCCGCTCAATCCCCATTCCAAATACGCGCGATCGATCTCGGCTGCCACCACCGCGGCTTCTAGCTTTTCCCGTACGTCGCTCCCCGCTTCGAGAAATTCCAGCTTCCGCCCGATCTCGCGGATGCGCCGCGCCAACTCGATCCGCCTCCCTAACGATATGTGCGCGACCGCATACCGCACGCCAGGCATGGCTTCGGCCTCAAACCAGGCCACGCTTTTGTAGCCCTTACCCGAACGCGACATACAACTCGTCATTGACCGTCCCCTGCGCCCGGCTGTTCTGAAACTTCCATTGCAGCCGCGTCTCCTGATCGTCAAACTCCGGCACCTCCGGCACCATCGCCGGCATGTACGCTCCGAACAACTGCCCGTTCTGCTCGCCCAGTTGCAGCATCACGCCGATGGGCGATCTCTGCCTCGCCGCTTGGTATAACCCCGCCGTCCCCGCATCCACCTGCTCGAAAATGCTGAAGCTCAGCCGCACCGACCTGCGTCCCGCCGCGATGCACTGCGCGAAGTCGCTGCCAAACTCGCGCACCCGCAGGTCCACATTGTTGTCGAGCCTCAATTCCGCGGCCGTCAGCGTGAAGAACTCGGTCGGCGTCGCTCCCATCCACACTTGGCCCAGATGCCCCGGCACGATCGTGTAATCGAACCCCACGCTCGATGGCTCCGTCGGGTATTGCGTCAATCCGCCTTCCCCGCTTGTGAAACTTGCGCTGTCGAGCAGATCTCTGGATGGTCCCGAAAATAGAAACTCTTGAAAATCGCCGTTGACCTTGACTCTCATCGTCTCCACTGCGGCCCCGTCCAAAATCCGCTGCACGGCCGTATTCGGATCCCAGTAATCGAAAATGCTGACCCCCGCCAGATCGTTCGCCAGCGGAAACGTAATCGTCGCGCCCAGGCTTGCCCCCGCCACCACGCCCCCGGTAAATGGCGCATTCACAAACACCGCCGTGGCATTCTGAATCGCCGCCACAAACCGGATCTCGCCCCCATAACTCACACCTTGTCCCGGGCTCAACCCATGTGGCGCTGAGAATGTGATGCCGGTTCCCCCGTTGGTCGATGCCACGGTCCCACCATTGAAAAGTATCGGAGTCCCGCCCATCGCCGCCTGGAATAGCGGCCCGTGACTCGGGGGCGCCGTTCGATTCGTCCACTCCGTCATGAACGTGTCGAGTTGATAGCTCGTTTTCTTCCGGATCTGGTTCGGCAATCCCACAAACGTCCGGCTTCCCGTCTTGTCTCGTCTCGAAGTCTGTTCGGAAACTTGCGTGGCGGCCAGCCTCACTCCCGGAATCCGGTTCGCGCCGGTGATCGCCGGCACGTTGCCGTAAGTAGACTCCAGAGCAACGTAGAATCGGTTATTGTTCGACGATATGTAACATGACATGCGTCCCTGCCCTTCAGCTCGATAAGTCCACTTCGAAAATCACCTTGGCCAATTGCAGAAAATTTCTTCCGCCGTGCTGGATCGGATCGAACTTCACTTCGTAGCCCCCGGTGAAGAACATTCCTTGTCCCCAGCTTCCCCGGTTTCCGTCTAAAACTTGCGTCACCGCGTCCACATACAGCCGCACCTGTTCTTCCAGCCCCTCGATTCGGTCCTGCGACACCCGCACTTCCGCCACGGTTCGAACCTTCCCGGAAAACGTGCGGAATTTTTCGATCAACAAGTTTTGGACACGATCCGAATAAACGTTCACCACTGGATATTTCACCGCTTGGCTCCGCTCCGCCAGCGCGATGGGCACGTTCTGGTGAATCACATTCTCCGGCGGAATCGCGGCCAGGTCCACACCTGCATTGGTTGCCAGATTCGCCACCACCGGGCCGAGTCCCGTGTCTGTCGCCGTCAAGAACTTGATTACCTTTTGCGCCGTGATGCTCGCGGTTTGCGCCATCGTCTCAGCCTCGCCTCAGCATTCGCCCGCCGGTCACATAAACGTCCGGCATCTGCCCGTTTCCAGGCGGCTGCCCGTTCACAAGACCCGACGAAGGCAGCGTAAAGGTCTGTCCCACCGGAATCGGCGTGCTGTTCTGCAGCGTCACTGTCGAATCCGTTAGCCCGATATACACGTTCCAACCCGTCGCGATGGCCGGCGGTTGCACCGCTTGCGTCACCAGTTGGCTTCCCGCCGCCGTTTCGAAAGCCGTCTCGTCGCTCGGACTCCCCTCCTGCGCGGTCGCCGAAACCCAGCTGACCTGCACGTAGTAGGTCGTCGCCGCAGTTGTCCCCGGAACCACGCTCAAAATCGGCGTGGCCGGTTTCGGCACCGGATTCAACACCAGCCCAATCCCAAAACGTTCCGTTTGTTCTCTCGCGTCCCGGGACAATGCGCGATACTCATCCCACTTCGGTTTGTACCGGTCGTTTAACTGATTATTGAATGCGTCCCGATAGACGATCTCGAGCGTGTGCGCGGCTTGCCAGCGCTTCAGTTGCGGCGTCACCACCACGTCCGACACTCCGATTCTCCGGCGAACGCTCGACTGCGGATCGTAAGCCCGCGTATGATCCAGCAAAATATCGAGCACATCTTCGGAAATCTCTTCCGTCGCCAAACCGAGCTTCGCGTCGAGATCGATCATCTCCACATTCGCCACGCTCAGGATTGCCGTCTCATATATTCGCAGCGCTTCCGTATCGTTTGGATTGCCGTCCGTCAGCAGGGCCATAGTTTCCTTCGCTCTTACCTGTTTCACGCCGCAACCCCACGTGGGGCGAATCACTCTGACGCTGTCCTCGGATTCGCCCCCCTGGCGCGTGCCTAACTGTTCACTTGCACCGCGAAGCTGCTCCGTAGAACTCCGGTGCCATACAGGACGTCCACGGTGAACTGCTGCGCCAGCGTGTTCGGCTGGTAGCTCATCGTCACCCGCATCCCAAAGCTTCCCAACTCCGCATACTCCGCGATCGCTCCCGTACCCGGCAACGGCTGCGGCAGCCGCCGCACCACCAAGCCGATGGCGTCACGCGAAAATGCCAGGTTGTGGGTTGTCGCCGGACCGCTTCCCGTCATCGCCACGAACTGTGACCGGAAAATGTAGAAGTCCTTCATCTTGCCTACAGCGCCGTCCACCAGGGCCCGCAACCCGGCTTCGCCCGCGGTGTTGAACTCGCTGAACCGCGGAATCTGGCGCAAGTCGGAGTAAGTGGAGGCACCCACCACCAGGTACTTCGACGCGCTCGCCGGCACCTTCGCCGCAAACAACGCCGTTTCAGCCGCGTCCACCGTCGCCTCGGTGAGCGAACTCCCCCCCGTCCCCACCGGCGTATTCGAGGTGAATTGAGGATAGATCGATAGCAGATCGCTTTCGATCCGCTCCGCCAGCGCGACCACCGCCGGCTGCATGTACAGCTTCAATAGGTCGGGTACCGCCAGCACTTTGGTGACGTCCGGAATTTGAAACGTCGCCTCTGCGTGCGTATTCAGAACAATCGCCGCATTCCCGAGGTTCGGATTCTGCGTCTGCACCGTTCCGCCTTCGGCGATGTTGTTCGCCACCAGCGTTGGCGGAATTGGCACGTTCACGGTGTCGCCGGCTTGCGCCAGCGTCGGTTCGTAGTCGCGATTGACCAGGTTCCCCATGACTAGGTTCCCCATCAATGCCGGCAGCGCGTCCGCCGCCACCAGTTTCACAATCGCATTCGCTACATTTGCTGAAGTAATAATTGGCATTTGTTCTCCTCTCTCACAATCCCCGCAGCGTCTGCGACGCTACTCTCGCAATCTCTTGCCGTACTCTCTCCAACTCCCCCGGGTCCATCCCTGGCCGGATCCTGTCTAAGTCCACTCGCAGTTCACTTTGCATATTGCGCTGGCCCGCGCTTGCACCGGAGCCGCCGGTCAGTCGTGCCGGCAGCAGTTCCGGATTCTCGTTCACGAACTGCATCACGTAGTCGCGCATCTCCGCCCCACCCTGAGCCACCAGCTTCCCGTCCTCGCTCCGGTGGATCTCATCCTTAATCGCTCTGTACGCCAGATCGAGTTTCGCGACCCCAAGCTTCTGCAATTCCGCTCGTACCGCCGCGCTCCGGTCCGCCTCCTCC